CAATTTGGGAATCAGTGGCTTTGGTGGTGTTGCGTAAGGCTTGAGCAAGTTTGACTTGGCTCTTTTCATCCTCAATGGCTGACTTGACACCATCAACTCCGAGCTTGACTGCATAGGCTGCAGCTGCGACACCAGCCAGCGCAAATGATTTGGCCATGGCTTTGCCGTACTTGTTAATTTTGCCACTAAATGATTTTGTTTTATCGTCAGCCTTAGCAAGGCTTTTGCCAAACTGATCTACATCAGCAAGCAAATTGAGTTTAAGTGTTCTCACATCAGCCATCAGTTGTCATCCCATTTCTTTATGACATGCCTTGTGACGGCATCTTTCCATTCTCTTGTAATTCTTGGTTGTATTTCTTTAAGTTTCTTAAAGATTCCGTACCCCTGATTGCCTCGCCCTTGAGCTGGGGAACGATCAGGGAATCGGCGGCCACCATTAGCAAATGGTGCAGGGCCACCAAACTCTGAACCAAACAACACTTGCCCAGACTTAGCGCCGCCACTAAACAAGCCTTTATTGCCGCCAATAGTTACATTTGGTATTCGGTCTTTATTGGCTCTGATTGTGGCTGCAACCTTTTGGGCTTGTGCCGGGTAAGGGTTCATGGTGTAACTGGTTTTCAATTCAGTTGCAGACCATGCGCTAATTGATGTGACATCATCCTTTAGGGCTTTCTTTGCGCCCTCATCCATCTCTCGAAAGGCTTTGTAAAGGTCACGAAGTTGTCGGCGGTCAGGCTCAATCTTAAATGTTGTTCGTTCAGCCATGACCATTCCTCTCTCGTATTAGCGTTACTGCTGTGTTAATGTCTGCGAGCGACCAGTCCATCAGGTCAGTCATTGGGATGCCGGTACTAATTGCTATCCGCACCAGCAGATCCCTTAACTCTCTTTTGGGCTTTCCTCAACCACCTCAAACAGATCAAACTCATTTACCACCCATGCTTGCTGGCTTGGTAACTTTGTATGACCTGCCGCTTTGGCTGCCTTGTAAAGTAGGCAAGTAATCACATCAAGTGATCCTTGTGCCATCTTTTCAGCTGCTTGACTGACTGTGTAGCCGAGTTCTCTTTCAATCTCGACCCACAACCAAGCACTGTCATCGCTCACTATGTAGTTATTGCCCTGTTTGGTTGTTACTTTGTATTCCATAATGCTTGCCCTGTTCTCTCGGTTATGTACGGGTTACGGTTCCATCCTCGACTACAAAGCTCAAGGATGTGGTCAATACGTCAGTGGCCGCGCCGCCGACTGTTGGAAATACCGGGAATAGGTTGCCAGCAAATGTGTCACCGTTTACATCAAAACTGAATGCCAGTGATGTATCTGGTGCAGTGTTAGCGGCATCCCATAGTGCAGAGATGATGCCTGCACTTGAAGTGTCATCTAGGTAAAGTTCTACATTTAGTGTGGCGGTCTTGTCTACAGTCTTGTAAGCGCGACCCGATAGGACTTCTAGGACCTGCTGGTTGTTTTCGCGCTCTAGTGTAACTGTGCTTGCTTGGTCAGCGTAGGACACCGAGTTGATGGTCAGTGTCAGATTCCGACCAGTTATGTATGTTGCTGGCATGACTTGCCTTTCTAGTTGGTTGTGACCATCTCGATGTTGAGTTGGCTGATTAGCATGTCGGCATTTCCGATTTGCTGGACTTGGGGTTGTGACCATCCACCTAAGAATGAGATGTTGTTGGCCAATAGGTCTGTGACACTAAAGATTAAAGTTTCTAGGTTAGCCAGTGCGGCTTGGTTGTCAGCTGCATTGACTATGCAAGTGATGTCAAAGCGCACATGGCATCGAGCGCCACCGATTGCGCCAACTGTGATGTAGGGCGATCCCGGCACAAGCACGATGGCCGATGGCGTGATGTTCTCTTTTGGGTATGAGTAAACTACTCGCCCGGCAGCTGCAAGTGTCGTGGCTAGGTTAGTTCGGTAGGTGGCAAGGTTTCCCATTATCCGACCATGCCTCTAGTGTCCATCCACTTGCCAAGTAATCCTGATACTCGGGTAAATAGAGATCGGCCTAAACGGTATGGCGCTGGGCTTTGGAAGTCCACACCCTGCTGGCCAAGTGTGCCAGTACGTGTGATCCAGATGTCACATGCTATTGCAAGACATGCCTCATGTATTTCTGGAACTGTTTCGAGATCAACAAACTCAACGTCATTGGCAAAGCCATAAGGCACAACTGCCTGCTTTGGGTTTGTTCCAGTTACGATTGCAAAACTAAAGGAATAGTCTGTGCGCTTTGTGATTGTGTGTGTGCCATTGAAGTGTGCGCCACATCCATCAACAGTTAAAGTCTGGCCCACATAAAAATCATTTACTCGGTCAGTGTAAAGCGTGGCAAGTGTGCCTACGCGCTCTCTAGCCACAATGGAGTATTGGTTTTTGACAAGCAAAGATAAAAGGATGTTTTCAGCTGCATCGGCTACTTCCTGCACAACTGCATCTGCATAGATGTCACCAATACCAAGTACGGCTTTTAGCTCGCTAATAGTAATTAGTGCCATCTCAAATCCTTATCTAATAGGGGGTGTGTGGGGGGCACAGGGCCGCACCCCCCACACGATTGCTAACTTGAATTAGGTCAAGTTAAAGCGGCGTACGCCACCGGCAGTCAAAACGCCGACTGCGAGATATCCATAGAGCATTGTTTCGATCTCCCCCGAGGTCACTACGTTAGTGCTCATTCTCAAAATCGGGCTCTCGTAAATGGCTACAGCTGATGGAGTAACAATAAATGCTGACTCATCGATGGTTGTTGATACTGCATTTGGATCTACGTATAGATCAAGTCCAAGCACGTTGCCGCGTAGGGACTGTGGGCCTGCAACGCCACCGTTGTTTTGTGGGTTGTATGCGTTGTAAATTGGGCGACCGGTTGTGTCGGTTGCACCCATCAACAATGACCACTGTGATGTACCTGCAATGTATGCACTTGGAAGTTCGCCAGTTGCTAGGTAAGCGGCTGGTGCTTCCTTAGCTACATAAGCAATGATGCCATCTGAATCTGCATCCTGTGCTGTTGCCTGTGTGCCACCTGCAGTTAGAGCTGCGATTACAGCTGCATCTGTTGCCTTGTTGTAGGCGCGTGTCATGTTGTCAACCATGGCTTGGAAAAAGTCTGGGCTTGAGCGCTCTAGTAGTTCTACAGAGTAACGCTGTAGGCCAGCAAACTTGTTTACATCAAGGTTTACGTATGACGAAACAATGCCAGTTTCGGATGGTGCAGCACCTTCATTGGTGTCTGCAACAGTTCCATTGGTTGTGATTTTTGGATGGCTGATGACCATGCCTGATGCAGTGATGGCACGTGAGCCGATTGCATCAATGGCTGGACGTGATCCGATTGAGTTATCGATAACAGTGTTTACATACTGTACTGGGGTGAATGCTGGGTTAGTGCTGAATGAATCATCAGCAGCCATTACATACTGGGCTGAATCATGGTTGCCCATTTTGGCCTTGATGCTGTGCTCTAGGTAAGAGGCTTGGCTGTTGATTGGGCTACGAGGCTTTACGTAGGCCACTGGTGCAGCTGCATGAACAACCGCTGCTGCGGTCACTTCATCTGCCACTGGTGCGGTTGTTTCTTCCACTTGTGTCTCCTGTGGGTTTTCCTCTGCAGGGGTTTCTGCTTCGGTGGTTTCTGGGGTTTCATCGTTGTCAGTTGCGGCGACATCGAGAATCTGTGCATCCTTGAATGCTGGGTTAGTTACATGTGCAACGGCTTCTAGATTTGCTGATGCAACTACCATCACGCCTTTTTCCATTGTGTACTCATTAACTTTGGCTTCAATGCTAAATGCCGGGCGCAAGCCCTCGGCTGCTTCTACAAGTGCATCATTGCCAGCATTAGTTGGCGCGATCTTAAAGGCCATAGAAATGCCAGCCGGGCTAACTTCTAATGAATCGCCAATGCCTCTGCCTAAAGGTCTGGTCCTGTCATGCTCGGCATTAAGAATAATTTGGCTTGGGTCAATGTCACCAAATGCGCCAAACTCAAAACGCACTGGCCCTGCTGATGTATTTCCGCTTTTGCCAAACGGTACAACCAAGCCTCTTATGGTTCTGGTTTCAACGCTTGCGGCCAATACTTGGCCCTCAAAATTAAGTTGCATTTGCTTCATTTCCTCTCGGTGCGAGATCCATTTCCTCACGCGCTTCATCAATGTCAATTAGTCCAGCTGCAAGCATCTTTTCTAATACTTCAATTTGTTCTAGTGGGTTACCTCGTAAGTAATCATCTAGATCAAAGCGAACAACTTGCCCTCGTGGGGTCACATCGTTCATTGTCAATCTCTCGGATATAACGTGTAAAAACGGCTTAAGCGAGAAGTCCACGAGACTGCGACGTTCCTGTGAAACATTGCTATATGTGGCGCTGGCTGATTCGGCGTTGATGTACCACGCTGGGATGTTGCACATGCGAGCAATTTCAGCTGCAGTGTTTAAGCGTGATTCGGTCAGCTGCATTTGTCCGGCATCGTAGCCAAAAGTAGTTACATCCAAAGGCCCTGACAAGTAAGCAGTAGAGCGAGTGGCTCGGGCTTGCTTCCATTGTGCTAACAGGCTTGATACCTGCTCTGGTGGTAGGTCAACGCCAGAGTTTTTAATAACCATAGTCGGATTTGGCTCACTGGCCATTCTCTGGACGGCTTCCTCAAGCTTTAATGCTGTAGAGATAGTGCGGCCACCTCGGTTGAGTATGCCCTCATCAATACCACTAAACATGATTAGTGATCCAACACCAGTTGCAGGTAGCAATCCACCCTCGATGTAGAAACCGTTGACAATTTCTTGAGTGTTTAGATCAGTTGTGAATGTAACGCGTGTTGGATCAATTCTGCGAGCCTGTGTTGGTCTGCCATCCTCGGCGCTTACCTCTAGCACTTGCCAAAATGAGCGACCATGAAACAGTAGATCCTCTACAGTCCAAGCCATAGTTACGGCTAGTGGCAATGCTGGATCGGGCTGGCGAAGTATGGATCGGCCCTCGATCTTTGCACCTGTAATTTCGTTGAATGAATTAAGTCCAAGTGTGGCGATTGTGCCAGCAATGATGTTACGAGCTCTGGCCACTGCCGGAACCTGCATAGCGCTTGAGCGATCAACTCTGAAAGTATTAAACGGAGTAAAGTATGCATCTTGGTAAAACGGGATAGCAATACCTGCTCGGGCTTCAATGTCTGGTTTCTGTTCAGGTGTACCCAATAAGAAATCAATAAATCCCATACTTCATTATCTCATAAATGTGT